TTTTTATAGCTAAAACTCGTTTTACTACTGACTCAATTGATTCTTTTTTATCTTTTTTATCTTCTTTATTAGTTTTTGTTTTTTTAGACTTTTCGGCTTTTTCTACAAAAGCAACTTGATTTGGATCCGGTTTTAATAACGGTTGCGTTGGTGCTATTTGAGTATTAATATAGTATTCTTTATAATCCTCAATAAATTTCTTTTTACCTGCTGCATCTAATGGTTGATCAGGATCAAAACAATAATCAATCCCAGACCAACGTCCTTGAGGCGTGGCTATTATCTCATTGTAAAAGTCAATTGCAGAAGATTGGTTTGCTTCTAATAATCCATTTGCTTGAGCCGTTAATGTAGTCTGGAAATTATCATTTTCTCTAATTTCCTTGAAATCTACTTCTTGTGTGTAGGTTATTACATCGGTACCATCAGGCGTTTTTATCTTATTTACTATAACTTTAGGTTTGCCATTTTGTTTGGTTAAAAATTGTTGGTTAATTTGCCCGGTTGGCATTGGATCTCCTTTTTCGCCTGGCTTTAGAGGCACAGTCTCAAATATGGTTGAGTTTGTAGATTTTAATTTATCAAATTCTGCTATTTGATTCGGTATAGTTCTAATAAGCCCATTGCCTTGAGAAATCTTTTTTAATTGATCTGCGTCAAGAGTTTCTAAAACATTACCATCTATATCAGATATTTTCCACATTAGTTTTGTTGGATCATTATCTTTAAAATACACTTCTTTTCTACCTTGAACTTTTTGTAATAATACATTCATAGCTGCAAGAAACTTAGGCTTATTGCTTGCGGCAATACCTCCTTGAACACCAACACCTTTAGCTATATCTTTCATAAAGGTTTCACTAGCTCCGGACATAGTAGCGATTGATTGAACTACATTGTCAACTGATCCTTGTATTTGCCCAAGCCTTTTCATTGCGCCTTGCTTATCTTTTAATGTACCATTTAACATTCCAGAACGGATTTGCACCGCTTCATTAATTAATGGTTCATATGTTTTTGCCCAATCAACAGAAGGATCTGACGCTGTAGACTTTGCTAAATCAGTATATAATGAAAACTCATATTCCTGAGCTTTCATTTCATTAGCCTTTATTTGCTTAGCATTTTCTTCTAATTGTGCGCGTATTTCTTTCTGCCTTGTAGCATAAGACTGTGCAACATTAGCAAAAGTACCAGATATAGTATCTTGTAACCTTTGGTATGCTTGTGCTGATTGTGTATCTATAAATGTTTCTGGATTTGAGTAAGCTCCCATATATTATATTTTGTTATTGATTTGGATCTTCTTGATCGTCACTAGTGTCTCCTTGACCATAAGTTTGCCCTGTTCTTTTGGTGTTTCCAGCTGCGGATTGTCCCATAGCACTCATATAAGATCCAGCAGTAGAAGCAATTCCGCCAATCATACCGGTTAATGCCGATGTATAATTTGCATTAGCCTGCCCTTCTTGAGCAGTAGCTCCTCCTAATTGAGCGGCAACTCTATCAATTTTTTGTTGCTCTCTATTTTCTTTTGCTCCAAACATAAACTGTTTACCAGCGGCTTCAGCTCCTTGTATTCTTTGCGCTTCACTAATTTGAACGCCTTGAATTCTTTGAGCCTCTGCCATCTTCATTCTTTCCATATCAGCCTCACCTTGTGCTTTTAATTTCTCATTAGCAGCTTCTTGTTGCTCAATATTTGCAGATATACCTTGCTTGCTTTTTAATGCAGCTTGTGCCAAAGCGGTTGCTCCACCGGCGCTTGATCCAGTTTCTTTTAAAGTATCCAGAGTGTTTGCTAAAGACATATCCGCCTCTTCTGCTTGCATCTTCGCAGCTTGAGTAGCTACACCAAGATTAGCATAAGGATTGCTTATCATACCAGATAGGTTTTTAGCAAGTCCACTAACATCCTTAGTTGTTTCATAAGGATTGATAATTGCTTGTCTACTATTTTCTAAGCTATTTAATTCTGCTTGTAATTTAGCTTTTTCTCTTCTGGCGGCTTCAGCGGCGCGATCAGCGGATCCCATCCCCATTATTCCTCCAATTATATTGGCTCCTGCACTTACAAGCATACCTGCTACTAATGGTACTGGCATAATTATTTATTTTTTAAGTTTGTATTATTTTTATTTAATCCTAATTAATAGGATGACATTACATAATTTGATGATACAGAATATAATTCTGCAGCGGTTGGCGTTGCTGGATTTACAAATACCATTTTAACAGTAGAGAAAAATCCTTTTATACCGTTCATGGAATTGCCATAAATAACTTCACCGTAAGTTGCTGGTGTATTATTTATAATTGTACCAAAGTACTTATTTTCTTTTCTTTTAAAGTTATTTGTAAATAATTGATTTTCCAAAGCTGCTAAATTATTTGCATTAACTGCTTTTTCAATTGGGATTGCAATATCCGAATTTGAATATAATTCAGCTAAAGCCCAACCAGTTGATCCTTCGTAATTCAATGTATTAAAGTTCTTGGACATCGAAACTTCCGGATTAAATATTAGGGTGACATTAGCATCGTATTGTACTCCATAGAAATTACAATAATTTACTAATGTTGTAGTTGGATCTGCATAATGCCTCCATATATTAGCATTTTTAAATGTATAGAAATTATTTCTTAAACTTCCTGATAAATCAGGTTTAAATGAAAATCTACTTGTCCATCCGGTACAGTCTTCATCAAAAGATAAAGTTTGGAATTCTTCCGTATCAGGTGGTTGTAATGATACAACATATTGTTTATTGTACATATCCCATCCCCCAATAATTCTACCCGCGCTTCCAATCAACGATAGGTTATCTCTGAAGTAATCTATCATTCCGTACGCTGATATTTCAGTTATACCATCTTGAGACAATCTTAAAACAACGTTTTGATTCTTATCTACAAAGTATTTTCTGTATCCATAAACAGCAAAACTTTCAGGATTAGTACTAATGCCATAGTTACCGGCATATTGTTGAACCTGGCCAATTACTTGAGCTCCAGACGTGGTCATTGGTTGTCCTTCAGCAGAATAAATTGCATCTTTATCAATTAATGCTCTACTTACTTTTGATTCTTGGAATATAATTAAGTTAGTGTCTTCTGCATATAACTTTTGTATTGAACCAACAGATGGATCTAAACTTCTTGTTATATCATCAGCTACTGAAAATTGGTTTGTATTATTAACTCCTGTTCTTGAATTAAATACTCCAGAGTAAATTAACGAATTAAATCGATGCTGCTGAGTAGTTGAATCCTCCACTAAATACGCTTTAACCCCAAAGTCTACCGAAGTATTATTATAACCCCCACGTATTCTAGCCTCCTCTACATACCAATCGGACACCGGCGTAGAGTCATAAGCTGCTGGTATATGCGTAAAATCAGCAATAGCCCCAAATAAAATTGTAGTTCCAGCTGGAATTAATACTTCAACTGGGGTTAATAAAATAACGGTATCAGCGCCAGACATGTACAATATTGTATTTGAATATAATACATCATCAATAGTATATTCTAAAACCTGCCCTACCCCTAAGAATGTATTAGGAGTAGTTAGTACCATAATATCGCTACCAATTATAACATCAGCATCGGTAGTATAAGATCCGTTTGCGACATTCACAATAGTATCCATTTTCTTTAACCAAAATGAATTAAAATATTTTAATTCTAGTGTTGCTGCCATATTTAATAATTACTTGTTTTTTTATGTTTTTAACGGATTTATTATGCCAATTCTACAAATTGAGATAAGTTCCTTCCAAAATTAATTATTGGGTCCCCATCTTCTGCCCATGCGGTTTGATTTGTATTTTCAGGCGGATTTAATGTAACAATTCTACCTAAGCTATCAAATTTAGCAGAAAATAAAGGTTTATTAGTGACTGCAGGCGTAGAAGGATAAGGACCAGTAACTTCTACATTATAATTTCTATCAGTATTTTGGAACAAATAAAACTGATCTGCTAAAGGCGGCAACCAAACATCAGTAAGGGCAGAATCTTTATAAAATTGTTGCACATGCAACCCATTGTTAGTTGTTGCCCATACCTCTCCTATTATAGCGGAGGTATCAAATTGAATAATTCCTCCAGCCGGTATAGTAGCTGCAAGATTGAATGATAAAATCACTTGTGTTCCATTAACGCTAAGTATTTGACCAACTGGAGTCGTACTTCCTGGAACCGCAACATATAAACCATCTACTAATTGAGGATTAGCCGCTGTTAAATTTAATATATTAGTTCCTATTAAAGCGGTTGTAGCTAACGTCCCCGTTGTAATAAAATAAAACCCATTAGAGGCGTCTTGCGTTTCATAAGGAACAGCATTAGGTAAATCAAAAAAGTCTTTAATCTGAACAGTATATTCGTATGCTGTTGTTATTGCAGGCGGATTAACAAAATCTGGATTTGGCGGAACTGGATTAGGAGGTAAATCTGCATAAGTATAATTAGCGTCTTTGACTTCTACAGAAGTAGCAAAATCTACCGCACAAGAAGGCGTCCAAGTTAAATCTCTAAAAGTTGTATATTCATGCCATATAACCAAACAGTATTCTCCAGGAATAGATGTTACAAATGAGGTAGATCTTTCTACGTATGTGCCGGAAGGCGTGCCTAAAGATATAGTTTTTACACCTAATTTATAATCTAAAACCCCTGAATTTTCAAATCCATTGGTCCATTCTGTAGGAACTACTAAAACTGGGCCAACATTATTATTATCTAATACTGGAGCCCATATGTTATTAGGGGCATCAAATGATGGTCGATAATATAATATAAATTTTACATCGCTTTCTCTACTCTCGTCACTTTTGCTAATACCTTTTGTTTTAATAGTCCATTCTAATGCTCCTTTTGTAAGACCAAAAATAGAAGGGGGTTCAATATTAGGATCAGCACCATTTGCAATTTGCACATTAACATAACTTTGATATGCACTAGTACTAGGGGCTGGTGAAGTTTGTGTTAAATCCGGTAAATTTGTATTAATATGTGTTATTGGATTTAATTCATAATCTCCTCTACCAATATATACCGCACCAAAGCCTTGACCTGGAACTCCAGCGCAAGCGATTTGTCCCCCTAAACTATAGTATTGCCAAACAAAATCTTGAGTATTATAATATTGCAAGTAATCATTGACGGGCTTTGGACCAACCGTAATATTAACTAATATGTCATCTGATAATGATTCATAAGGAAAAGTCCCAACAACAGACGTTGGCGGAACAGCATTATATGCGTCATACACTATAATTTCTAATACATAGGTGCCCAATGGAATACTTGCATTAATTAAAGTTATTAATCCTGAAACGTGATCTATTGAGAAATAACCATCCTCATTACCATTAAGAATATCCCAATATAAATTAATCTGACTAGCTATTGCTCCTGGGGTACTGGTTCCGTTTTTTGCGGTCATTGTAACTACAGGCCCAACAGTTTGATCTATAACTGTATTATAATTTGGAAAAACTTCAGCAAATGCTGGAGCAATATTACCTAATCTATTTTGGTAAGCTATTGTATTAAATACACCAGGTTGCCACTCTACATTAATTGTAAAAATAAACGTGCTGTTTCCTAAAGAAGCTCCGAAGTCAAATACAAAATAGTCTTTTATTTTAAGCCTATAAAATCCAGGTGTTGTTGCGTCTACTATTTCAAACTTACTTGTGACCACATCTCCTAAAAGGTTAGTAACCTCAAAAAGAGTTGGCGTACTAAACAATGTTAATGGAAATCCTGTATTATTTAAAATTTCAAAGTCTCCGCTTATATACGGTGAATTTGCTGCTCCAGTAATATCTCCTATTCCATTTGGATCTTGATTTTCAAAAAACTCAAATTCGGTATCACTTATAGAAGCGGGACCGTCATACCCATTTAGAACATCATAATTTAAATCAGATATATATCCGGTCGATGCCGTTTCCCAAAATATCGCTAAAGCCGATGTATCAGGCGCTGTTTCATACACGCTCAAAAAAGGAACCATTAAATCACTAGGGACCCCAATTGTTTTTGTTGTAGAAACTCTACCTATTAATGGCCTTGTTTGTAGTTGATAAAAGTTAAGCCCGGCGGACCCTCTAACATTGTCTACTGTATTTTCTAAAAAGTTAAAATCAGTCGCTGTGGCAATAGAAGATACTACATCCGCTTTCCTTGTTGGAAAATATTGTACATTCTCAGCTTTAGTAATAGTATAATTTATAAAAGCAGGGGATTCTCTTGTCCAGTTTGGAGGGGAAAATGTTATAATGCCTTTTGTTGGATCCAATGGGTCAATTACGTTTGAAACTACTACTGTATCCCCGTACCAAGCATAAGGACTAGGTATAAACGGAGGAGCATTAGGGTCTAAAGGTATAGGCCCATATGCCGGATTTGGATAAGGGGCATTTGCCTCATCGCATTGTATTCCATCCCCTGGCTTTACATCATCAAATATACCCGGGTTTAATGCTAAATCATAAGTTATACTGGTAGCGTATTTATTATTAAAAGGTATTTCACTTTCTAATGGGAATGTTAAAGCTGTATTTTCTACTCTACCAAAAACCTGCACTCCAGCATTATATTGTTTTGAGTCAGGGCCTACAAGAGTCAAGTCTTTTGGTATCTTACTTATATTATCATTTATTAATACAATATGGCCTGTTCTACCATTTTCTCCAACTGGAAAATTTGTGGTATTTATTCCGTTTTGTAATGTAGGCGTTGATGCTGTTCCAGTTCCTGTATAAGTCACTTGACTACCAAATGTTTGTCCTGATGGATAACCATCTAACATTCCTGGCAGGTATACATTATAGTAATCTTGTTGTTGTTGTTTAACAACTACTCTATACGAGTACCATCCTATTTCATTTATAGTATAAACAAATTTTGTATCAAATACTCCTGGTATTGGCGGTACTGGTAAATATAAGTCATTTACTTGAGCGGTAGTTGTTATAGTATAATCCCAAGGAGAAGGTCCGGCGGAAACATTAGTTATCCTTACATAATCTGTAAATGCGCCGCGCATAGATTGTCCCGCAAAAGGTATAGTATTTGTAGCGGTTGGTTCTAAAACAAACTTATAAGTATTGCCTGTTATTTCCCCATCAGTTATTGAAAATCCATTAGGGGAAGTTTGTTCGGCATATAATCCAGGAGTCCCTCCTGGTATATTACGTATTGATGATATTGGGTCGTTAACCAATACCAATAAAGCATCGCCAAACCAGCATTTTACATCGGAGGAATCGCTTTCTGTTTTATATGGAGCATATAATGTTGATCCACCGTATTTTATAGTTCCTTCCTGAATATTAGTAAGATCCACTGAAGATAACAAAACAGAAGATTGTCTACCAAACTTGTCCGCCAAAATAAATCCTACTTGATAATTACGGTTTTGTTTTAAAGTATGATTAGGATATTCTATAAAGTTTGTAAATATATCTGACTTAGGTTGCGCCGCAGTCCTATAATTTAGATTGGCTGGTGGAGAATACATATTATAAAAATTACCATATATAACTCTATTACCAGCAATCTCTTGACTTAATGCTCTAGTAGGTACAATATCATATACCCTAGTTGTTTGATTTTCATTTAATGTTTTATACGGCTTTTGTGACTGATATGGGTAAGTATAAACATTTGTATTAGGTATACTATTACTTATAGTTGTCCACGGCACTGTTTCTATTACCTTTACCGATAATGCATCTGATTCTTTATATAATACGTCAACACCTACTATTTTATAAGTTGAATTTATATTCGCTCCAGTATCCGGAAGGGGAATTAATAATTCTATATTATTAACGTTGTTCTCCATCCATTTAATAATGGTACTACTATAAGCGTTTGCTTCGTCTCCATTAATAAAATATCCTTTTTGTTTAGGAATATATGCTATTTGAGTAAACGGAGCCATTAAAGAATACTCGTTATCATCAAACTTAAATCTATAACTAAACCTTACGTATTTATCTTCTAAGAATGCTGGATCTCCCGGCCAACTTGTATCATCAGACTTGTTGGTCATTGTAGATATAAGGAATGTTAATTGCATTCCATTTGTTATTGTTGAAGCTGGAGCATATGTGGTAATTATATTTGTATTATAGTTTACGCTTGCAACATAGGTATAATCGCAGGAACTTATTGCATCTGATACAATTGTCATGCCTTCTATTATACCAACTGTAGAATCTAATTCGAATGTGCTGCTATCTATAACATCGGTAACTGTTGTAACAGCTCTTCGTATTAATGATATAGGTTCAACCGGAGCATATTTAGCTACAGAAATTTGCACTTCTGTAGTATAATAAGTTGGATTGTTTATTGCTTTATTGTAATTTATTTTTCTTGGTTGGTTTCTATTATCAGTCCAAAATAATAAACCTTCTACTAAGTTTACACCTATTATTAAATTTGATTTTGAAAAGTTTAAGAAAGTTCCCTGAACTAATGTTGATGAAGCTAATGTATTTAAATCATACACTGTTATTTTCATTACCCAACCTTCTGGAAATGGAGCAAATGGTAATGTTTCTGCTAATGTTATTTGGTTTGGAGCTGGATCATCATAGTTTGTTAAGAACTGGTATATTCTGTTATTTTGATTGTCCATAAACATACCAATGCATTCTAAATCCTGTATGTCTTCTATAGGTATTTCTACATTGCCATATACATTTTGAAGTACACCAATATTATTTGTTTCAGATTTACCTACTTCTATATTTAAGGCATCTCTGTATTCGCTATTAGGTATAAGTCTATCGTCTAAATCTTTATTCATTTTAGACGATAGAAAACTATTTTTAATTTCAGCCATTTATCTTAGTGTTTAATCCATTTAGACTTACCTCTCATTACTTGAGTAATCTCTTCTAATTTGATATTTGATAATCTTATCTTAGCATTTCTTAATGCTGCGAATCTTTCTCTTTTAAATCTTTGAACTAAATATTCTGGAGAGCTTGCTCTTACACTAAGAATACTATGTAAGATATGTAAATACATTGCTTCTTCTGCTAACTTAGGAACTTTAGTATCCATATCATACGCTAATCCATCAGATATATATTCTAATATAATTAAAGCGCCAACAAGATCACTACTAAATGAAAATTTATTTTCTCTTTCATTTATAGTAAATGTACCATTAAAGTTCATGTATTGAGGATCTCCGCCATATCTTCTGCCGTATGCTCCGCCATAGCCGTAGTTATTGTAACCATAAGCAAAGTCTCCTCCACTTAATGCAATATTATTAATTAAGAAACCTGAATTATTAGTTGCCCATCTTTCATCAGTTAACGATGTCCCATCAATATTACTACCAAAATTATCTTGTGTGGGGTTACCTAAGAAATCCTGAGCATTCGGTTGTGTAGGATTACTTGTAAGTGTTGTAGGATAAATAATATGTTTAACACCCGCCCTATCAACCCAAGAACATCTAACATAGTTAACATAGTCTTGAGGGATAGGTACACTTAAACTGTGTGGTATATTCCATTCCACAGACTTAACGCTTTTTAAAGTATCATAACTGAATTCTTGTAAACCACGTTTAGCATGGAATATAACGTCTGTTCTTTTAACGTCCGCTATTAGTTTCCCCTGCCCAACATAAGCAACCATAAAGTTATTAATAATATCATTTAATGTTATATAAGCATAACCCCCATAATTATTTTCAACTGTATTTCCATACGCTAATTGATCTGGATCACTTGGGTTTGCATAATTACCACCTGTTAAAACTTTTAGTTGTACAACAACATAAGTATTAGCGGCTGGGTTAGTTGGTAATGTTATAATATTATCAACTACAGTATATGAAGTAACAAATTCATTAAAAGTACCAGGTAATCCGGAAGGACTGGTATATAGTTTAAAATTATTTAATCCATAGTCAACATCTGTTGGATCCCAACTACCAAATATTAAATCTGTATTAAATGTTGTAACAAAGATTCTTTCGCTACCATCAGCAATAAATCCTTGAGCCCCTTCGTAGTATTGTCTATTCGTTTCGGTTATTAAACCGCCATTTGGTATCGGCATCTTTTATTAGCTTTTTGAATTAATAATTTCTGCTTGTGCTTGTTGCGCCGCAATTTGTACAATTTGTGGGTCTTTAATAACTATTCCTGAATAAAGTAATATTCTAGTTATTAAATTAGTTTGTTCTATAGGATGCAATTCAAATTGAACAGATGAAGTAGCATCATATATATATTGTTGGTTTGGACCTAAAGTAAAATTCCATACCGGATTGGCAGGTTTTCTAATATAGGTACAAGTAATTCCAGTAGTTATCGTTGTTGGGTATACCTTGATTACAAAATCTTTGTAGGTATATATTGGCCAATACTTTGTAGGTTTAGTGATTGGCGATAAATTAAGTTCTAATAATTCATTTGGTTGAACATATTGAACTTCTTTATCATCATTATAAATTACAGTACCTAACTTATAAAAGTCCGTTACTGCAGGTATATTGAATCCACCCGCTATAGGAGGGCATACACCGTCTTCTTGAAAGATTGCAATTTTTTGTTGTATATTTTTTACACGATCCGCGTATTCCGTATCATTATCCGGTATACGGATTTGCTGATTTAGACTATCAAAGTATTCATTGAATATTTCAAGTTGAACTTGCGCTGCTGTTTTATTAAATTCATCAGGAGTTATATAACCTCGCTGCTCCTTATTTATGATTAATAAAACGGTTCTATAAACCGTATCTACACTTACTGCCATCTGTTATTTTTATTATAATATTAAGGCGGTAACCTCAGCTACCGCCTATATATTAGTATTACGTGTTATTCAAATTTTTTCGCTATAGACTGATAAATTTCTACACCTTCGTCGGTCTTGAAAAATGCAGCCATCGCTGAATAAGGGTTCTCATCGAATGGTACAGTCATTAACTTTTTACCATTGCTTGCCCATTTAAAGTCTCTTTGATCTTGAGACAATTTAATAATGTTTGCTTCACATGCTTTAATCGCAAAATTACGAAGTTGTACATTTTCATCATTCGCTAATTCTAAGAACAATTGTGGGTTCTGCCTAGCGAATAATAGTAAATCTCTTTTTATCTCCTTAGAAGTCATCTTAGATGCCTTAGATCCAACTTCAACACGTATAATTGCTTCAGCTTGATCAATTTCCATTTGCATTGCTGCAGACATGGCCTCTACCTGTAATTCTAAAATATCTAATTCATTTGTTGCTTTTTGAACAGCGCTAAATTCACGATATTTTTTATTAAGCATTGGGTGATACAAAGATAATAGTTTTTGTAAATTTTGTTTTTCTTTTGGCACTGTTAAAGTTCCATTTAAAAACATAATATGCCCTAATGTAGCCTCTCCTTTTTGTTCTTCAACAAATGGCGAATTTTGATTAGTTGCATATCTTAATTCTTTTTGTGTTCCAGTCTCATTATCAAACCATAATAATGGAAATCTTCTTGAGTGTCTGGATGATATTGTATAAGTTAAAGGACTATAGTGTCCTGTTAATAGATAAGTTCTATCTTTAATTTCCCAAGTAGTATCTTGGACATTTTCTGTTTTTGCTTTTGACATGATATAATATAATTAATTAATTGTTTTTAAAAAGTAAAAGTTGCCCCCGTAATTACAACAGGGGCAAAATTTACAATGCGTAATCTAATTAGTCTACTGAAGTGAACAACACGAAGTTATTAGCACCTTGTACACATAAACATCTTTCAGACAAGAAGTTTACCTCCATTGCATCAAGATCAGATGTATAAGCTCCTCCAACAGAACCAGTTACCCATGATTTCATTCTTCTATCGTCAGCTTGTGCAGCTCTATAACGAACGTGTAAGAATGGTCTACGGATGTTAGTTCCTAAGATTTGATCGTATACAGTAGATGTTCCAGCAGGAACAAGAACTCCATCAATACCTGAATTTGCAACAGCTCCACGAGTAGATGCATCATTTAAATATTTCCAGTCAGTTTTGTAGAAATCGTAAGAACCTCTTCTGAATCCAGAGAAACCTAAGTTCAATGCCATTTCTTCAGAGTTTTCGAATAAACCGTAAGCAACCCCACCTGCAGCTCCAGAAGATAATGCAGCAAGCATATCATCAAAGTCAAGAGATGTTTGACGGTTTAAGAATAACATGTTTTCTTCGATAGCTCCTTGAGTATCTAAGTTTTTCAAAATTGAATCGAACTCAGTTAAACCTGCAGCAGCAGAGAAGTTGTTTAATACGTTACCTCTTTCTTGAACAGCAGCGAATAAACCTTGAGTACCTTTTTTACCAGCAGTTAATGCAGCAGATCCAGTAGCAGCTAATTCACCTTCAACAACAGCCATTTCTAAATAATCTTCAAAACGTAATCTTGTTTCAGATTCAGCTTTCAAATACCAGTAGTATCCATTAGCTCCATCTTCAGTAGCAATTTCTACCCATCCGATTTGAGCTGTGTCAGATCCATTAACAGTATATTTGTTACGGATAATGATTGGAGAGTTAGAGAACTGAGTGAATGAAGGAGTAATTGATTGGTAATCATCTGTAGCTAAAGTAGATCCTTTTTCATATTCAGAACCAAAAACGAAGATTTTAACTAAGTCACCAACTGTAAATGTTGGAGTTAAAGCAGCAGTTGTATAAGAAGCAACGTCTACAGTTCCAACACCAGGAGTTGGTTTGCTAGTCACAATTGCTTTTAATTCAACACCTGTAGTAGGGTTCATAATTACAATTGTTTGGTTGATAGATAATACGTTGGCTACATAATCTTTAGGATCAGTAGGAGTAAGATCAACTGGAATGCTGATAGTGTTTCCGTCAATAATCTCTACATCATTGTAAGCAATGTGTAATCTGTTTTGTTCTGACCAAATAACTTGGTCTGAGCTCATTGGCATTTCAGCCCCAACCATACGTAAGAATCCAGAAAGAGTTCTGTTTCCATAACGCTCTACTTCTGCTTCGTAGATTTCAGGTAAATATTGTTGTGCGAAAGATGAAAAATCAGCGTTGTTTGGATCCGTGAAATTCAAATAGTTTGTGTTTAAAGCTTGTTGCTTCTGGGACGGAGTAATACTTCCGAACGTAGGCGTTACATTTGCCATAATTTTTTAATTTTAATTGTTAAATTTATTTTTTATTTTCAGTTTTGAAGAATCAACGCCGTTAATTGCTTTAACTTTAAATCCATTAACAAATATCTCCCCTGTTGACGTTTGTCTTGGGGTAGTTGGGATGTTGTTAGATTTTGCAACAATCTCTTTAATTGCATCGGCTTTACCCTGCTCATAAAAATGATTTGCAATAGTATCCGCATTTTCGGCAGCATACATAGCTTTATGATAACCTTTCAAATCCGTAACTTCACCTTTGTCATTCAAGAACTTCTTGATTAGGTTGTTTATGTTTGATTGTTTATCAGCCACCGTTTCTGTGTTTTGAATTCCGTATCTAAAATTTTTCTCTCCTAATTTAAAATCAAAACCTTTGAATTCTTGAGAAAAGAAACTTTTAGTACCATCCTTAAACTTTGAATGTAGTGTTTCAGCAGTAGCTTGTTCTTCGTTGTATCGGTTAAAAAAGTCCATTGCTTTTTGTTGTTCTTTGGATACGCTCGGTTTCAACTTGATCTCGTCGTAATACTTTCCTTTAAGTTCTTCTAAAAAGGTTCTGGCTTTTGCAACTTCTTCTTTAAATGCGAGTTTCTTTTTTCTGATGTCTCGCTCATCATCTAAATCTTCATCATAACTAAATTCATCTTCCATTAAGAATTCAATCTCTTCAGAATCTAAATGCGGTCTTGATTTTCTATAATATTCTTTTAGTAAAGCTTCGCTATCAATATTAGAATAATCATGGCTCAATCTTACATAGTCTTCGACTGTCCCACCTGTCTCTTCCATAAAAGCAACAAGCTTATTAATATTCTCTGGCAATGGCTTACCCGTATTCTCTTGTATTTCTAATGCTTGGTTTGCTTCTTCAACAAGCGTTGCGGTAGTAGTGTCAACTTCTTCTTGAGTAATCTCTTGTATTACCGTTACTACTTCTTCTTGGGCTGGAGTTTGAACGGTAACTGTTTGATGTTCTTCGTTTCCTTGCTCCACTTCTTGCAATCCCAATTCGGGTTGTTTTGAGCCCAACATGCTTTCATCTGTGTTTTCGATTTGAATGGCATCTTCTGGTTGTTTTGGTGTTCGTAAATCTACCTTTGAAATTTCATTAGAATTAACTAATTTTTTCATTGGGGTTCTTTTCTTTTGTAATTTGAAGTCCCCCTCTTGTTTTACTTGTTCTGACATAATATGATAATATAAAATTGGTTAATGTATTCTTATTGTGGACCGAACTGTGATAAATCGAATCCATCTTCACTACTTTCAAAATCTTTTGGTAATGAATTATTTTTTCTTTGATCTATTAATTCTGATTGTTGTGTAGCTTGTATCTTTGTTCTCTGATCTTTACGATCTTCTGCCTGTGCTTGTTTTTGTTGTGCAATACCTAATTGTAATTGAGCAAGTTGCATATCGTATTCAAACTTTTGAGCCATTTTTTGTTTCTCAATCATTAACTCTTGTTGCATTCTTTGTATTTCAAATTGAGATTTAGATTGCAATATTTGAATTTCTGTTTGCGCTAACGCTTGTTGCTTTTGTACTTCTGCTAATGCTGCTGCTTCTGACGCTTGTGCATTTGCTTGACCTTGTGCTGCAATATTTGCTTGTTGATTTGCTTGATCTCTTTCTAACTTTTTCTTTCTTTTATATTTTAAAGATTGATTAGCTAGTTTTAAATTCTTAATTTGTCTTAGATCAATTACATCTTCTAAATCAATTCCGCCTGATTGCAATGCAACTTGAATATTTTGTTCAAACTGGGCTTTGTCTTCTTCTTCAGGTTCTAACTCTAAGAATATACCAAAGTCATGCAAGTTTAAATTTTCTATTTCTTTTAGTGTTTCTACATTGGAAACAGATATACTTTCAATAAGCGCTTTTCGGGTTAATGGGAATTCTAATGAATCCTTAATTCTAAGCGCAATATTCTCACATAATCTTAATGTTAAGAATAAACTTGATTGTAATATATGACGTGTTGCGGTATTTGAACTTGCTGCTGCCATCTTTTGTAATCCAACTAAAGCATCTCTATCTGGCATACTACCATCTCTTGCTTCGTTTAATCCGGTTACATCACGTATCATTTGTAAGTAATACTGGTAAGTACTAATTAAAGAACTTATCTTAGCATTCCCTGACGATGTTTGTAATTCTTGGATTGGTACTTTGCCAGGATTTTGCCCACCATCTTGGGACATTGATCTACCAACAATACTACCTGTTTGAAAATACATATTTAACGCCTCTGCAGCATTATAGTTTGTACCATTACCTAAATCAACTTCGGCTAAGCCATCCACATCGACAAATACCCCATCTGGTACCATTCTTGATAGTACTTGTTGTAATTTTAAATGCGTTAATTGAATCATATCAGCAAATCCTGTTATACGACTCACTAATGACTCAATTCTTCCTTTATACATTCTAGGAGCACAGATAGTATAATTCATCTCTACTCTTGTAGTATCAGCAAATGGTCTAGTCATATTTTCAGCTAGTTCCCATTTAAGCATTCTTTCTAATCCTAATATTTTTGCACCTGAATACAATACCTCTATTGATCTTGATACTCTTTCAAAGTTATCATTTGCTGGAGGATTAAATGTGTCTGGTTTTTCAAGTGCTTTTTCTAATCCATTTTCGGTTTGTTTAATTTTAAAAACCTGATTAGAATATGTTTTATATTCAAAATATAATACTTGTACTGTATTATCGTTTGTATCAGCTCCGTAATAATTACGAGTATAGTTGGCATTACCTGGGAATTTTTCTATTTCTTTTAAATCTGCATCACTTAAATATGGAAATTCTTTTTTAAGCTCCTCTAAGGCAACAGATTTAACTTCCCCTACATAATATATATCTTCAAAGTTTGGATCCTCTGTATAAGAATAAACTAAGTTAGCAGGATCAACATACTCAACAACAACACCATTAGCTTCATTCCAGTTTGTTTTAGCTGCTCCAATACCTAATACAGTTAAATCATAATTGATTCTCCTATTAATTAAGGCATATCTATTACGATCTAATATTTGATTTATTACTTCTTCTTCTGCAATTTCAATTGCTTGCTTGTAATCTAATTGCAATTTAATTTCTAATTCTTCTTTTGTTTCAGGTAGTTCCTCAGGATTTGGTGTATTATATAGATTAACACCCAATTTAGATTGGATGCTTGCTAATAAATCCTTTGCCATCATATCTCTTATGATACTTTCAGCATACTTAGTTTTAGCTTGAACTGCTTCTGGATCTTCGGCATAAGCTTTAATCTCATAGTTCTTACTTGATATACCATTAACAACAATGTCTACAAACTTAGGTATAATAGGAATTGGTTTCCAATCTAAGTTAAGATATGACAGATCACCATTGATAGATAATTCATCTTTATATTTTTGTACAGATTGTTCACCTCTTGCATAAAGACGTAAATTATGAAAGTTTTGCCAGTTTGATCCCCATCTATTACCTACTCCGCCACCAACTCTATCTCCACGAAACCATTCGTTTTCAATAGCTCTGCCGACTAAAGCTCCGTATTCATAACTTTGTTTTTCTTCATCCGGTACCACCTGACTAGGGAAAGAACTATTATTGTTTGTATAAATCATCTATTATATTATTTTTGAACTATAACCTTCATTATTATATCTTTTAAAGTTTAAAGGAACTCTATCCTTTTGGAAGTTGCTAGTTGGTGTATACATATGTTTGTTACATGCCATTATAGCTAATCCAGAACTTATCGAAGCATCGTGCTTTGTTCTATCGTTTATATTGAATCTTGCCCAATCTTCTAATGTCTTTTGAAAATACATATCTCCATATGAATCTCCTAAATCCCCAACATGGTGTTCTATATAAGTTTCAATTGCAGCAGCATGTGCTTGTATAATATCTTGTCCTGAGTTTGGTATTCCGCCGATTTCTTTTTCAGCTGGAGACAACTTATTCCATACTTTGTCGGGTCTATTCATTGAAAACCCTCTGTAACCTCTTCTTTTAAAATGGTATAATAATCTTGCTTTGTTGTTCTCTGCAAGTATTGGCATACCATAAAATACACAAGCCATTAATACTTCTTCAAAAAATATTTCAGCCGTTTGAGGTCTTGCAATGTATTCTAAAAAGAAATGATTTGCTGGCACATCTTCCATTGAGAACTTGGTTAGTCCATGAAGAGCACCATTAGATCCTCTGTTGTCGACTGTTCCTGATATATCATAACTATCACAACCAAATGCCCCGCAGTGTTCATTACCAGGATACTTGTACCCATCCTTTATTATTACGCGGTTTTGCATATGTTTAGGTGGTACCCAAGAAATTAAGAATCTACCATCTTTGTTTGGATAAAAACTTACTCTTGTATCTAGCACGCCGTTGTCCCATTGGAAGTTACCACGTGTTAAAACACCTGAGTAACGCAGGTCTGCATTATAATCAATCTGTTCGTATATTTTTGTAAGATTAAACAATGATTGTTTTGTTTCATCCCTAAATGCGTGTTGTTCTGTTCTTGGAAATTGTCGGTAGTATTCGTTTAGACCATCTGAATCTGATTTTAAACCATCAACTTCATTCTGCCAGTGTTCAATAACACCTATTTCAATTTCGTTTCCGTCGATTCCTTTAACGGGTCTTTCCGGAGTGTGGAAGACAGGTAAGCCATAAGTATCAATGAATCCCTCGTAGGACCATTCCATAGGTATGAACAAACTATATAATCCTGAACTAGTCTGTCCATTGGCGTTTCTTTTCGTAACATCTGAATTGTAATAAAGTTTCTTAAAGTTTTCTCCTCCTTTATCTAAAGCATTTGAGGTTGAACCCATCATACACTTACCAATAATACGACTACCTAATCTTAAACAAGTTTTAGTAACCCTCCAGTTGTTTAATATATTGTCAGGTTTAAGCCATTTACCACTTTCATCATGAACTAAAAGTTTTAACTTTTCCCCATCATAAGAGTTATCCCCTGTATTTTTCCAGTCAATTGTTGTATCAAGACCATCAAGTTCTTCAGGGTTTTCATTATTATCTAATTTCTTTCTGGTAAACTTAGAAGCGGGCACTCTATATGCCAACTCTGTTTTAGGTCTATCCATACCATCTTGGATGGGTTTAAAGAAAAAAGGATAGTTGATTGATATTGGAACAACCTTATCGGTAAACATTGTTTTAGCATCTGCTCCTGATTTAGATAGTATACCAAATCTTGAGTCGCTTGATATTGTTGCTTGATTAACTAATTCCGCAGAGGACATAAATGAAAATCCAGAACGTCTATTCTTTAAATAAGACATTCCGTAACATCTGTAATCTGCTTTACAAGCTTCCCAAAATATAAAGAACAATCTATTTGATTCTCTGAAGTCTGGTGCACCAACATCTATCTTGCTCCATTGCAAGTACATATAATGCGTACCTGTTATATACGTAGGTATTCCATTACTATAAAATGAGAAGCCTTCATCTCTATGCTTAAATTCATTGTCAATGTAATCGTACCATTTCTCTTTAAATGTATCAGGGTATTTATTCCAATCAAATACATTTTTTATTTTAATTAATTCTTTAGGTACTTCTAATTGCTCCCAATATTGTAGTTCTTTCTTGTCGTTTCTTTTATATGAATTTTCTATTAGAGGTAAAGCAATCTTTAGATTTTGAATCTCATATATTTCACCAATCTTTCCAGTTTTACTTATAACAACCATGTCATGCTGCTTGTTATAACCGTATTTCCATGTTTTAAGTCTATTCTCTTTCTTTAAAACAGCTGGCTTAATATAATCAGGTAAGACTTTAAATAAAGTATTTTCGTACATTACTTGGATCTCCCTTCTGCGAAACCTTTAAACGTTTTTGCCGTTGGTTCTTTTTCGCTTTCTTCTAACATTCTTTCTTCTTCTTCAATCCTATTAAGGATCTCAAAAGCATCGAATATAGCCAGTTTCTTTGTGGCAGCAGCATTCTTTAATTTGTCAGCCGCTAAATCATCTTCTCCATTATCTAGGATAGCTTCTTCGGCAACTTTAATCAACTCAAGAACCGCTTTGTGCCCAGCTTGGACTATATTCCTCTTCGTTT